ATACAGACATGATGAGAACCAGAGAAAAGATTCGTAAGCAAAGAGAGAAAGCAGTTTACGCAGTTCAAAGAAGAAAGCAGTTAATTTTTTGGACATCAATATCACTTATAGTTTTTGGAGGAACACTAGGCTTCATTTCATGGATCTTAGTGCAGATAATAAATGGTTAAAAATATTTTAAAAGTAGAGGTAAAGGCTCCAGGCCACAATAAATAATATGGCTGTAGAAGTAAGTAGAAGAGATATACAAACGGAAGTATTTACAGAGTTTAAATCTGAGGCACGATTTCTTAAATTGCCAGTAGAACCTTATTTGGATCTACTGGGCATATCAGCGCTTCCCTCCCAAAAAGCGATTATTAATGCAGTTAATAATCCAAAGTATAGGTTTATTGTTGCTGCTATCTCACGTAGACAGGGCAAGACCTACATCGCAAATATTATAGGACAACTAGTATCTCTAGTTCCTAACTCAAACATTCTTATAATGTCCCCCAACTATTCGTTGTCTCAGATTTCTTTCGACTTACAAAGAAACTTAATCAAACATTTTGACCTGGAAGTAACTCGTGATAATGCAAAAGATAAAGTAATAGAAATTTCCAATGGCTCTACCATTCGCATGGGTTCTGTAAACCAGGTTGATTCATCTGTTGGTAGATCTTACGACTTGATTATTTTTGACGAAGCAGCATTGACAGACGGAGAAGAGGCTTTTAATGTGTCTCTTCGACCTACTCTTGATAAAGACAATTCAAAAGCAATTTTTATTTCTACTCCTCGTGGTAAGAATAACTGGTTCGCAAAGTTCTGGGAGCGTGGACACTCCGATGAATATCCAGAATGGGTCTCTATTCGAGCTACTTATGCTGATAATCCTCGTATGAGCGACTCAGACGTTCAGGAAGCTCGCAAATCTATGAGTGATGCTGAATTTAAACAAGAATATGAAGCAGACTTTAACATCTATGAAGGACAGATTTGGAACTTTAATCGAGAGGAATGTCTGGTTGACTTGACTGACCTTGATATATCAAAGATGGATGTCTTTGCGGGGTTGGACGTAGGTTTCCGAGACCCAACTGCATTTTGTGTAATTGCATATGACTGGGACTCAAATAAATACTATGTTCTAGACGAGTATTTTGATTCAGAAAAAACGACAGATAAACATGCAGAAGAAATACTTGCACTTATTAATAAGTGGAGTATAGACTATATTTACATAGACTCAGCGGCTCAGCAGACTCGATTTGACCTGGCACAAAACTATGATATTACTACAATTAATGCTAAAAAGTCGATAATTGATGGTATTGGGCACGTAGCAGCAATAGTAGATAATGATAGCTTAATGGTATCAACGCAGTGTCAGGAAACTATTGCAAGCCTCGATCAATATCAGTGGGACCCAAATCCTAACCTTCTGAAAGAAAAGCCAAAACACAATATGGCATCTCATATGGCAGATGCTTTAAGGTATGCGCTATATTCATTCCAAACTTCGTTTACCTCGTTTTAACGAGAGGTAAGAAAAATAATATTTGACATTATACGTTAACTTAGCTATAATTTCGGTAATGAAAAATGAATTTAAAAAGAGACATTGTAAAGTACATAAGAGATAAAGCAAAGTCAAAATATGAAAAAGGTACCGAGTGTTATATTTGCGGTAGCGAAAAAAATCTTGATTTCCACCATTTTTATAGTTTAAGCCCTCTACTACATAAATGGGTAAAGGAAGAGAAAGTTCTTCCAGAAGATGTACTAGAATTCAGAGATAGATTTATAGAGGAGCATTGGGTAGAATTGTATGAAGAGACAGTAACTTTGTGTCACGATCATCATCTACAGCTTCATTCAATTTACGGTAAAGACCCTTCTTTAGGAACTGCAAAAAAGCAGGAACGCTGGGTAGAAATTCAGAGAGAAAAGCATGGCATGGTATAATAAAATCTTTGGGTCTAAACCAGTAGAAACCGAAGAAAAACTAAATCCCATACAGCAATATCTGGGTTTAGACAAGCAAGGTTCTCGAGAATTTCACTCAAGCTATGAAGGGTACTATGAAACTCTCGAAATAGTTAATCGTGCCGTAAACATGATTGTAGATGATACTGCAGAAATTCCGTTTATAGTAACATCTAACAATACATCGGGTGTTGTATCAGGAATTAAAAGGTCAAAAGTAAATCTTCTCCTAAATAAAGAAGCCAACCCTTTCCAAGATATTAGTACATTTAAAAGAAATGCTATTACGGATTATATACTTGATGGCAACATCTTTATTTATTTTGATGGTGCACATCTCTATCATATTCCTGCCGATAATGTTATTATACACGCAGATGCAAGAAACTATATCGAGAAATATACCTATAATGATGTTGATTATTCACCTAGCGAAATTATCCATATAAAAGAAAATTCTTTTCACGATATTTATAGAGGTGTATCAAGATTAAAGCCGGCAGTGCGCACAATGCAGTTGATGGCAAACATGAGAAAGTTTCAGGATAATTTCTTTAAGAATGGTGCAGTTCCAGGGTTGGTACTTAAGTCTCCAAACACTTTGTCTGAGAAGATTAAAGAAAGAATGCTGCAAAGCTGGCAAGTACGGTATAAACCAAATGCAGGAGGACATACTCCTCTTATTTTGGATGGAGGAATCGAGGTAGACAAAGTCTCCGGAGTTAATTTTAGAGAATTAGATTTTTCTGCAGCTATTGTTGATAATGAAAAGACTATTCTAAAAGCTCTTGGAATTCCTCCCCTGTTGCTAGACTCAGGAAATAACGCAAATATTCGTCCAAATATGAGACTCTACTACTTGGAAACTATACTTCCAATAGTACGAAAGATGAATCTTGCTTTTAGTCGCTACTTTGGGTTCGAAGTTGTAGAGGATGTAACAAACATTCCCGCACTTCAGCCGGAATTGAGAGACCAGTCTCAGTATTATACTTCATTAGTAAATGCTGGGATTATTACTCCAAATGAAGCGAGAGGCAAGTTAGGTTTTGAAGAAATAGAAGGACATAATGAACTAAGAATTCCTGCAAATATAGCAGGTTCTGCAGCCAACCCAGACGAAGGTGGCAGACCAGTAGAAGGAGAAGATACAAATGGCAGCAACTAGAGGCCAAAAAATAAGATTGTCAAGGGACCTAGGCATGTTTTTTGCAGAGCTGGGCTTTATTCCTGGCCGTAAAGAATATTCCTTTATGTCAAATAGACCCAAGCACATAACTGTAAAAGAAATTGATAGAATTGCAGGCTCGTGGTCAAGCGCGATAACTATGATTCAAAGGGAACATCGGGAGCTTTGGGATATGATTCATACTCCAATTGAAGTAAAGCAGGAAAAGCCCGTAGTAAAAGCTCCAAATTTAAAGATTGACCCTCCAAAAGTGCCAGAGATTTCTTTGGCAAAGCCTGCGAAAGCAGAGAAAAAAGGTGAGTAGTATGGAGAAGATTTTTAATCTCACATCTACTTTCAAGTCCCACGAAGCAGACGATGGTTCTGTTGTTATACGTGGTATGGCTAGCACAAATGACACAGATCGAGCAGGAGACATCATAGATGCTGCTGCATGGAGCAAAGGCGGTCTGATGAATTTTGAAAAGAATCCTATTATTCTTTTCAATCATGATTATGATCGTCCGATTGGTCGTGCTACTGGGCTGAAAGTAACAGATAAAGGTCTTGAACTTGAGGCAAAGATTAGTAAGTCCGCACCTGCAAATGTGTGTGAACTAGTCAAAGAAGGTATCCTTGGAGCATTTTCCGTTGGTTTTCGAGTCAAGGATGCTGATTACTTAAAGGAAACCGACGGATATATGATTAAGGATGCTGAGTTGTTTGAGGTTTCGGTAGTTTCTGTACCCTGCAATCAATCAGCTACCTTTTCGATAGCGAAATCTTTTGATTCAATTAATGAATACGAAGAATTCAAAAAAACTTTCACTAATAGTGTAGATCTAGCCGGTCAGTCTCTGGCTAAGGATGAAGTTAATACTTCTAGCGTAGCTAGTGATACACCGGAAAAGGCGGAAACTAAATCCGCACAAGAGGAGATACAAATGTCCGAAGAAAATAAAACTCCGGAAATCGACTTGGAAGCTTTTGCTAAGAAAGTAGCGGAGGAAACTGCCACTACTATTGCTATGAAGCAGGCCGAGCAGAAAGCAGCTGAAAAGGCTGCACAGGAAGAAGCTGAGCAGAAAGCAGCTGAAACTGAAGATGCCATTCGTGTAGGTGTTGAAAGTGGTGCTGAAAGGCTCATGGAAGACGTCCGCAAAGAAATGGAAGCTGAAAAAGCTGAGACTGCTGAAATCCTTGAGAAGTACAAAGCAGACCTGGCTGAAAAAGCTGCTGAGCTGGAAGCTATGCGTAACAGCAAGCGTGACTTCTCTGGTCGCGGTAAGAGCGATCTTAAAGCTTATAGTGGAGACCTTCTGTCTGCACATATTCTTGGTAAAATTACTGGTAAGGGTTTCGATACTAACTACGGTAAAGAAATTCTTGAAAAAGCTGGTGTTGATTATACCTCTACTACAGCCGCTGGTATCGACGTAATCGTTTCCCAGCAGTTCGAAGAAGAAGTTCGTCAGGCTCAGAAGATTGCTCCTCTGTTCCGCGAAATTCAGGTTTCTTCTGGTGCCACTGTACTGCCTTTGGCCCCTGATTCCAATGCCGCTTCTTGGAGCGCTGCTGGTATCACCGCTTCTTCTAACCAGCTGACTGATAACAGTGATAACAACTACTCTGTTTCTCAGGTAATTCTGCAGGCTCATCGTCTGATCTCCGGTACTTTCATTTCGAATGATACCGATGAGCAGATTGTTATTTCTGTTCTGCCGATGGTTACTTCTGCTCTGGCTCGCGCTCATGCGATTGCCATTGACAACGCCATTCTTCTGGGTAACAGCGGTGCTTTCGCTAACGGTCTTGTTGGTGCTTCTGGTACTGACAATGGTTCTGGCTACGCTACTGTTTCTGGCCTTACTGCTCTGGATGCTTCAACAACTGCTGAAGTTACTCCTGGCGATCTGCTTTCCATGCGTAAGGAAATGGGCAAGTATGGTCTGGATCCCAGCCAGGTTGCTTTCGTTGTACCGACTGACGTATACTACGAGCTGATTGACGCCACCGGCTTCACAGACGTAAACGAAGTTGGTAATGACCTGGCTGCCAAGCGTACTGGTGTTGTAGGCTCTGTCTACGGCTCTCCGGTAATCGCTACTGACCAGCTGGCTTATAACTTGAGCGCTGCTGCTGCTGCTACTACCACTGCAGCTCTCGCTGTTAACGTGAATAACTACGTTATTCCTCGCCTGAAGGGTGTTAACATCGAAACTGAGTACAGTGTTAAAGATCAGCAGAACGTAATCGTTGCTTCTCAGTCTCTGGGCTTCAACGAGCT